TTTACTCTTGCTATCAAGAAACATCCTGCGATTTATAAAGATTTAAATAATATTTATGAAACAATGGAAACACAACTAAACACACAAGGAGTAACACAATGAGTGATAAGATATATATAAAACTTACGCACAATGCCGACAAACAAGCAGGAGATAATCGACCATCTTTTGTTGCACCAATAAATCCAAAATCACCAGAGGGTAAAACCTGGAGAATAGGTGTAAAGATTGGAGAGACATGGTACAACCAAGCAGGATTTGATGATCTTGATGAACAAGGTAATCCCACAGGAATTATCAATGTTGTCTTGACACCATCAAATACTGGTTCATCAGCTGCAAAGCCGAGAGGACCGCAGCAATCTTTTGCACCTAACAACAGGTTTGCAAAAGGTCAAGGATCAGGTTATAACAAAACCAACTACAACTATTAACTGTAGTTAAATGGTGTGGTGGAAGTTTTTTTAGAGCAGCGAATCATATTACCTCTTTCCCTTTCTGGTAATGCTCCCTCTTATTTGTTTTCTTCTGCCATACCTTTAAAACAATATGAAAATTACAGAGCTTACAAACGAGATTAAGAAAAAGATAATCCAAGATCGAGAGAAAGATTATGGAGATTATCAATACAATTTTACTATACTTGCAGAACTATTTACTTTAATATTAGCACCCAATTTAAAAAAAAAACTAAAGCCATATCAGGTGGCACATATCATGATGACACTTAAATTATTCAGAGCTACAAGGGGATTTAAAGCTGATAATTACACAGATTTATCAATATATAATGATATGGCATCTAATCTACACAAAAAAGATATAGACAAAAATGATAAAAACAGATAAATATTTGAGAATTAAATCTGGCGAAGCTAGTTTTCAACTGGTTGAAAGATTTGATGATGTAAAGAAAGCTGCCGACCCCAACGCACAAGGGGAAGTTGTAGAATGTAAAGTTGAGAATATTAAATTAGACTTTACCAAAGTAATAAAGGAGAAAGATGGAAGAGTTAAGAACTCGCCTTCAAAAGTACAGGGATCTTCAAGCGAAGAAACACGAGAAGTTCCTGGAAGCCAAGAGAAAAGTAAGTAAGTATCAGAAAGATTCTTACAGACTCTTTTGGAAAGTAGAGAAGGCAAAAGAAGAATTAATGAGAAGAGCATAGCTCATTAGTTTACATTGATAAAAAAAACAAACAAATCTGTAGGGGATCTATGACCTTAATTAAACAAGAGTTTCAAAAACATATTAAAAAAATAAACAACAACAATTTTATTTACAAGCATAAGATAGCTTTTTATTTATTATCAGAGATGCAGCTAAAGTTATATGAAGAAGGATTTAGAATTGGTTTTGAATTAGCACAACAAAAAATGTCTGACCATGTAAGTGAGATAAAAGAAACACACATTGTACCAAGACAAATGGAAAGAAAGATTATTGGTTATCAGTTTAGAAAACCTAAACAAAGAGAAATAGATTGTGTGATTAATAAAGTTTGTATTAAGTATGAGGTTAGCAAGAAAGAATTATTTACCAAGACTAGAACTACAGATATTGTTAGAGCTAGAAACATTATTCACAATATATTAAATGAAAAATATAAGATGAGTCTATCAGATATAGGTAGAATTTTTACACAAGATCATACTACAGTTTTAAATTCTATACAAATGAAACAGCATAGAAGAAGATTCTGGAATGATGAGCAAACAATATGGCAGGAGTTTGAAGAACTAACTAGGTCCTAGCATAGTTAGGTTTCTTACCTCTTCTTGTTTTTCTTTCAGCTTTCTTTTTTCTTGATACAGCAGCAGCTCTTTGACTTGCAGACATTGATCTAGCTTTTGCAGCAGGTACACATTTAGGATAGTTTTTTCTTTTTTCTCCACCACTACGACCACACTTCGGAAAGCCACCACCTTTTTTTCTATTGGCTATGTCTACCCAGTTCTGTGAAGTCCATTTACGAAGAGACATTACTTTCTTTTTTTTCTTGTACCTTTAGGTTTTATTCTGCCAGAGCATACACCACTTGCATACATATTAGCATACGCAGATGGGTATACTTTAAACTTTCGTTTAGCAGCAGCTTTACCTCTTGCACAAACTTTAGCCATTATTTTTTCTTTTTAGCTTTTGACTTCATTATCTTTTGTTGCAAAGATTTTGGTAAAGTTTTTTGTTTCTTTGTTAGTTTACTTTTACCTTTTGATTTTCCATACATAGTTATTCTCCTTTTTTTAAATTACAATACAGATCAAAACATGATCCATCTTTACCATCATGGCAAAAGTATTGCTTCTTGTGAGTTATAATCCATCCACCCATAGTATTCAATAGTTCTTTTTTACACCATGTACAATATCCACAGATGAACTCTCTACTTTTGCTTTTGTTCCAAGTCTTTTTTCTTGTCATTTCTTTTACTAAAATTAGTAAAGTCCATAGTTAAAACATCATTGATCTTTTGATTCAAACCATCTATCCAACCAATAAATTTATATATAATTTTATCTAGCATCTCCACCTTCTTCTTGCTTGTCTTATTCTTGAGTTAGGATCATTCCTAGTTTTAGCTGATGATCTTCTTAACTGACCTGCACTTCTTGCACAATAACTTTTTCTACGAGACTTCTCTCTTGCAGTAAGTCCACTCTTTTTAGTTACCGCAGTTTTTAATTTAGAACCTGGATTTGCTTTTCTATATCTTGCTACACCTTTAGCTGTCATACCAGCACCTTTCTTTGTAGGTCTGTAGTTTGCGTTAGATCCTTTAGTAGTTTTTCTTATAGCCATTATTCTAATATTAATTTTTTAATTGATTTACTGCCATCAATGTTATCTTCAAGCTCTGCTTTAGACTTGATACATTTATACTCTACATTATCAGAGACTTTTCTCATAGCAATTCTTTTACCTTTTAAACATTCTGACATAGATGGTTGTATTCTATGTTCTTTAATCTCATGATCAACTATCATTAATAATGCTACAACTGTTTCTATCATTAATAACTTTTTCCATTCTCCCTTACTTTATCTTTTAATTTTTCTATATCTGCTAAAGCTTTCTCTAATTGTTTTTGAGTAAACTCTATATTTACTTTGTTCGTCATATTTTGTTCTTGAGTTAAAGTTAATTTTTCTACATCACTAAATAAACTTTCTATTAACATAAACTGTTCTTGATCAGTAGGTTTCTGTTCTGATTTTTTAAGTAGATCAGCTTGGAATAATTCTCTTGATGTCTCAAGAGATGTAAGTCTGGCAGTAAGTTCTGTATATGCAAAGATACCCATTGCTATACCTATAACTATACCAATCATATTTTTTATTGGCATTGCTACTGATGTGTTCTCTGATACTTTCATTTAACTGGATACCCTGGTTCTAAAAAAAAAGCTATCAAGCACAACAATATTATTAGTATAGCTGTAAATCTGTAATCCATCTATATCATCCATTGTTATCTACCTTGTCTGTTGTATTTCTTATAGCTTCTCTTCTCGGATTTGTTAAGATTTTTTTTGTGCCTTCTGGGTCTTTTAGGTGGTTTATCTCTAGGTACAAAGTGTGTAAACTTCTGACGAGCCATTACTTTTTCTTCTTATATTTCTTTTTCTTTTTTTTCTTACCAGTTTGTTGAGATAACATACTTGTTTTTCTACTGTATTGTTGTGCAAAACTTTTAGTTATCATTTCTTTCTCATTATATCTGCACCTTTAAGACCATAGATTGCAGAGATTACACCTATAAATATAGCTTGATACCAATAAGGTAGGTTTTTAAAATACTCAAAGAATAAGTCTAGCTTTGCACGAATGTCAGGATCGTCAGAGAAAACAGAATAAGCCAATAGCAGCATAGGAAGGGATATAAGAATGAGTACAAACTCATCTTTCCAACCATTATCATTGCTCTCAATAATCTTCGCTTTATATTCCAGTTCACCACTACTCATCTTTTCTGCATGACGCATTTGTGCATCTGCCATCAGCATTTTTGTTTGCTGCTTTTTTTTGTATATATGAGATCCTGCTTGAACTGCAAGTTTAATCGCACTTAACCACATTATCCTTTTACCTTTCCATCTTTCCACTCCATGTCTGGTAATCCATTGTCAAACTTCTTACCATCATAGGTTAAGACTTGCTTTCTATTTGATCCTGATTCGTTGTAAGATACATGAACCCAACCACCAGCAGGATCATCTGGATTATAAAACTCTAATATAAGTTGGTCAAAGTCTACATTGTTTTGCAACCAATAAGCTACTTGAATGTTAGGTACACCTGCAATCTCAAAGTCTACTGCCTGACCTTTTGCGTGTTGTGAAGTTTTCTTTGAACCAATAGCTTCACATAATGCTTCTGATCTATATCCTGATGTAACAGTTATAGGTTTCTCAAACTTGGCTCTTACTGGTTCTAGTATTTCATAACAAACATTCTCAAGGTTTTTAATATCACCAGCTCCAGGTGTATTATCAATACCCTTACGAGTTGCTGTCATTGATTTAGTAAATTCTTCTAGTTTAAAATGTTTAGATAGTTGCATAAATAATTTTTACCTTTAGTTTCTTTTGTTCCATAGTTGTTTGGCGGTTGATAAGAGATCCTTTGCTATTTCTCTTATAGCCATCACTAGGGATGTAATCTTTTTTTCTATAGTTTTTCGTTTTAACATCATAAGCATTATACTCACCTGTAGTCATATTTAAAGTAACAATATCTATAGGTCCTAGTCCTCCAAGTGGTGTAAATACAAGGATATTTGGGTCTTTGGCAAGGTCAAGCTGTGCGGCAAGTTCATTAACAAGTCCTGTAACCGCTTTCTTTCTTCTAGCCATGTAAACATCCTATTAAATATTAAAGTTTTTCAAACAAAATAATTATAATTGTAAACATCCCACCTATAAGAGCTGACATAGCATAATACATATGTCTTTTAATATCTTTAATTTCTGATTCTATATTGTTAATTTTTTGATGAGTTTGTTTTTGCATAATACGACAAAGTTTTTCGTGTGATTCTATTCTTTCTAGTGCAGAGTTTTTAGGCATTTACTTTAATCTCCTTACACTCAAACCTAACTACAATCTTTTGTTTTTCAAAATCAGGTTTATCCCAATCTTCTAATTTTTTTAAATCTCTAAAAGTTTTTTGAGCAATAGAATAACCAGCATTAACGCAATCATAATGTGAATTAAATTGATAACCTGATACTGTATTGTTTGGACACTGACCTGTAGTTAAGCTGCACATATACAAGATCAGAATATATTTCATTAGATATTAAATGCGTCTTTAACTTCGTCTAGTGTTAGACCCAAATCTTGTAGTTTAGTTTTAGCAGATTCTATTCTAGCTTTCTTGGCATCTTCTGCATCTTGTCTAGCTTGTGCGTCTATTACAGCTTGTGCTTCTTCAGCATCTCTAGCTGCTTCTTCTTCTGCTGTAAAGGGTACTATGTTCCCATTTATGTTGTGATGTCTTGGCATAATTATTTATACTCCATTGTTAATTGTTAAGCAATACCATAAAGGCAAATATCTCCAGCATCTATGTTGCCTGATGAAAAAGAAAATTGTATAGCATCTATTGCACTTGTTGTATTTCCATACCCAGCCACATAAGTACTCATAACATAAGGTTCACTATATTTAAAATTACTATTTGTTTGTGAAATATAATGTTTTACTCCGACAGTTCCACTAGGATTAAATAACTGTAAATAACCTGATACACTTTGATCGCTGTCATCACCAGCTTCACTACTTATATTTTGAACTCCTGTTGATTGTGCTAAATCTCTAGCTGTACTATAATTTAATTCAGCACCACTACCACTTTCTCCTTGTTGAGTAAAAAAAGCTGTTGAAGTTTTTGTAACATTATAATTAGAACCACTATCAGTACTTAAATTAAATGAAAAAAAAGGATTTGCACTAGCTGGGTGCATATTATTAAATGTAAATAAATATTCCTTATAAGTATTATCCAAGACAACTGAACTTGCACCATCAACAAAAGATAAAGTTGCAGAAGATGATGCTGTTAGTTTTTTAATAAAT